TTATGTTTCTTTTTGCTTATTTTCCAATACTTTTCTAGAACCTTTCTTATCTTCATCATCTTTAAGTACTCCTATTTTCTTATAGTGTCTGATAAGACGTGTTTTGGACTCCGCAGTTAATGTGGCATCTTTCGTGAAAAGGATTCTCATATTATTAGAAAGAGCCCATCCCGAATTTTTATTAACAGTGATTGGGTACACTATCATTGATATATACATATGTAGCCATTTATTTATGTTCATCTTCTTCTCCTTTGTTCCCTTGCTTCTACTAGGTCTAGATATTTCTCTGCTTTAGAGTTTGGAAATGTAGGTGGATGATCTGTTTGACTCATTATGATTTCATTTGGTCTCATTTTAACGTCTTTATATGGACCATTAGGTGACCTCTTATCAAGATATTTTATCATCATACCATCTCTTAGGATTGTATTCTTGATTAAATCAGCTTCTCTTCTTGTTCTATATACACCTACGTGTTCTATTCTACTTGGGTCTTTAGGATTTCCAAATAGAGCTGTTACTTCTGTGTTCATAGTTTATCTATCTCCTGTTGTAAGAACTGTATTATAGTCTTGCCTACTCCAAACTTGCCATCATTTTTTATTTTCTCTTTCATTATAATTCTGTACATGTAATCTTTAATAATAGTATTATTATCTTTCTTTGGTCTAGCAGGAGTTTGGTACATCTCTTCATAGAGAATATCACAGCCAGGTTTGTTGCATTTCTTTAACATATTTTAAACCCTCCACTATTCTCACAAAATTCCTTAAAGCTTAATACTTCTCTATAGCTAAATGGATAGTGTGTGGATATATCTGTTACTTCACCTTTACCATGACAAATATTACACTTAAAGTTCGGGTCTTTCTCTCTTAGCTCCATTCCTATAGGGTCCAGTCTAATACCTGTGCCTTTACAAAAGCTGCATTTTTCTAGTGGAAGAGTTGCTAATCTTTTCGTGTACTCATTCTGATATTGTACTATTGAACCATCTTTATCTAAATCATTCAATCTCTTTGCTATTTTATTTGCTTTAGTCTTGCTTATTTTATACCCACTATTATCCATGCCTTCTTGTAGGTCTTTTGTGTTCATAAAGTCAACACATGCTTGAAATACAAACGCCCAGAGTGGTCTCCATCTCCAGTTATTAGTACACCAATGTGCGCCTACAACTGCTACTTCATATGCTCCCAGCTTCTCAAAATATATCTCATTTTCTTTGTGCGTGTGTTCCTGATGCCAATTATGTATTGGCTTTTCTACATTATGAGGGTTCACTGGATTTAGTCCATGTAAATCAAATCCCATTTTATTATCTCCTTTATTTTATTCCTCTTTTATTTCCCTTAGAATCTGTACTTCCTCCTTTAGAAGATATTGTTCTACCGAAATGGTGGTTTGGATATTTTCCTTTTAAGTCTTGTCTTCCACCTTGAGGTTTCTTCTTATATTTTCTAGATGGAGTTACTTTGTCTATCCAATTCTTTCGTTGCTGTAGATTGTGAAATGCTGGCCACCCATTATATAGTTTGTATTTAGGCTTAATATCATTGAACTCTTTACTCTGTTCTGAAAAGAACTCTTTTTTATCTCTAATATAATCGGGGTCGTCTAATCCTTTATAAGGAAATACAAATGGAATCTTATTACTCCTATATTTCCTAGTTCCTGGACTTCTCTTTTCCTTTTTATTTGACAATGTTACTCCCCCCTTCTATTTTATGTTGGTTCCATTCTTCTTTAGCTTGTATACATATATCATCAAAGTCTTCTATTGTTAACATTCCGCTCTGCTCAAAGTGGTCTATGATGTTATTTACTATAACAGTATCATGTACATAGTTTTTAACATTATCTCTCCATACATATTGTCTTCGTGAGCTAAGTGGGTTGTCTACTAGATCAAATGGGGGAACTTTAGCATCCTTTAACATATTCTTAAATATTCTTATTGCTGATTCACATTTATCTAGTCTATCATCAGCTTCAAATATAGCTTTCCACAATCGTTCTATATCTAAGCTAGTTTGTCTTAAATGTTCTATAGCATCCCAAATAGCATCTAATCTCTCATCAATGGATTTCTTTTCAACGGCTATCATTGTCTTCTCCTCTTATCTTTGTCATTATTTTAAGAATATCTTCTTCTATACTAATTTCGTTTATTTGGTTATGTTGATATAAATAATCAGCATCTATACCAGTATCACCACCAAATTTATCTGCGCATTCACACGGGTTCTTTTGACATAGTTCACAGACGTTCATAATTCCACCTTAAGATAATCTTTTACTATGTTAATTTGTTTGTCCAATTTCTCTCTCTCTTTTATGCCATGTTCACATTCATAGCATCCTTCAAGAGTACAGTGTTCACTATATATAGGATCAAAGTATGCTTGTCCTGCAACAGCTAAATCAATAACGTGTTTTAAAGCACCCATGAATGTTTTATGAGCCGCAAAGTCAAGACCTTTATTTTTGTTCATACTAACCCCAACCAATCAAGTACTCTATACCACCAATACTGTCGCTTATGCTGTTTAAGTACTCTTATACAAGTATCAAATCTCATTAAAGCCTCACCATCTCTATGCCAATGAGGTGGACCATTCTCATATGCATTATTAATTGGACTATCTTCATGAGGCCACCCAACCTGAGTTTCATAAGGTTTATAAGGTTTCTTCGTATGTTTAAGAATAGTATCAATAATTTCGTCTTTAGTTACCCATCCTTCATCTTTGTTCATTATTATCTCCTTATGCTAATTTGACTCTGTTCCATAATCTAGAAATACAGTACTTTATCGGGTGGTCTTGGATGAATAAGAGATGGTCGTTACGTTTTCTGATAGTTGCTCTGAAACTATTTATATCATCTCTTAGATTACTGATTTCTTCTTGTAATGATTCTATTTTATCACACTCTGCTTTATATCCTTTTCTATATGCAGTCAAACAATCATCTAATTGGTCATATGTTAGGGATTCAGTCATTGGTAGTACTCCATACATTTCATTTATTAAATCAATTACCTCTAGTCCTTTTACTTCAATCATGATAGTGCCATCCTTTGTTTCTTTATTCTTCTGTGATTATCTATCCTCTTACTCCATCGCCAAAAATGTTTATGCTCTATCTCACCATATAGTCCATATTCAAGTGATGTAAAGCTAAAAGGGTCTATAATAGCAGCAAACAATGACACATACTTCACACCTTTAGTTAGCTCACCTGATACACACCAGTTTATAGCATAACCAAAGTCAAAGAGTAGAATAGTAATATCAAACCAAAACTGTCTATACTCATTGTCCCCTCTATGCATTATATCTATGCGAATTGGTCTGTAGTATTTATATATTCTCATCTTATTGTGTGTAGACTCCCATTCATATAGTTCTTTATTGTTCTTAAATTTTTTCATCACAATAACATATATATCTTGTACCATCAGGATCACAACAAAGACATTGACACGGAGTGCTTATAGAACTATCTAATTCAATACAAGCACTACATTTTTCTATTGGTTTGTTCACTCCATACTCCTCATTTACTATCCTTCTTACCTCTTTTTCTGCGTCTGACATCTTTAAATGTGGATATATATCTTCAAGCTCTTCTTTTGATTTAGGATGGTCAGCAATAGACACTGGAAGACCACACTTTCTTAATAGTCTTCTATGTTCTTCGTCACTTACTAGCTTGTCCCACATTTATTTACTCCTTACGACTGCCCAAAAGAGCTTTAGTGTAAACTTTATAATTCTATGTAATAGGTTAGATAGTTCTGGAGCAAATAGTACTGAGTATATCATAATCATTATTGCTCCAAAGAAGATAAGAAATGGTTCTAGAATTTGCCAGTTACTCATTATAATTATCCTCCATCAGTTTAAATCCTTTCATCATCTTCATATTAATCTTATTGGGATTATTCTGATTCATATACTCAACTACATCTACCACTCTTTCAGCTTTGGATGAGTATCCTGATGCATTTAGTACTCGTTTACATTGTTTACCATTTCTTAGATAATAGATAGTACGTCTATCTTCACGATGCTTGACTTCTCTTGCAAAACTGTCATCATCACGCTTAGGCTTCTCTTGTTCATGCTTTTGTTCAAGCTCTATACTAATGTTTTGTTCGTGCTTTAAGTCAATCATAATTGTTCCTTATGTGTAAGCCCAAGTTTAATACTATAATAGCATATAATGGTAGTATGTGGCTCTATGCTCATAATGCTATCAATACGATTACATACGTCTTACATGATAACACATGAGTCTAATAAGAGCCACTTTATACCATAATAGTAGCAGGCGTAGTTTGAATACAACGCTATCACCCGTGTATCATCCCTACCTTGCGGACTTTACCTGCCTTTATAACTAAGTGGAGATTGAAGGGGGTTTCCCCCCTCCAACTATGCTTGTTCCACTCTTGCCATCAGATGATCGTGGTCTTCTTGAGTCAATGGAGTCCGCTCCTCGGTCTGGTACACTTTGGACTTTGCCATTTCCTCTACCAACTCATCCTCTGAGTAGATGAATACTGTTGGAGTGGTACGTGCGTTGACGAAGTAGTCTCCGGACTCGTCACCTTTTGAACACTCGTAGTCAAGCATCACTCTGGAGTTAGTACCTGGAATCTGTCTGAGTAGTTTGATGGTCATGTTTGAACCTCCGTTCTTTGGTTAATGAAAAACAACTCAAAATGGAATTTCTGAAATCCCATTTCTAACCCTATTGCGGGCAAGTTGGGTATATATCATTAGTCACATTTTCCTTGACACACTTGGGCAATCAGTCATATATTACCACATTAGCAAGGAGAAACATTATGACCCCTAGAGTAGAAGATGGTATGGTTAGGTTACGGGATGTAGCAAGAAATGAAGGAGCTACGGGAGTTAAGGACTTGGAAAATCTAGAAAAACAGGTAAAGCCTTCCTCTGTGCCAGATGGTACGGATGATAGTGAGAGGGGGGGGACCATAGGGGGGGGAGAGAAAGAAGAAGATTAGTATCTATATCTTGCTTAACTTTAGCCTGATATGGCAGTAGAGATGACAGAGCTTTCAAAACTTCCTCCAGAGACACAAGTACGCATTTTAGAAGAGATGCAGAGAGTTGCTTTTGGAGAGAAGCTTGTCTTCAAGCAAATTGAAGAAGACGATATGTCCAACATAGAGATAGATGGGCTTGTATACATTATCCCCGAACCAGTAAACAGATTAATAGACGATTTGTGTTCTAAAATAAGACAGCTCACACCCGAGTAATTTGGAACACAGGGTAATTAAAGGCAAACGTCATTTTGTCTTTGAAAACGAAGAGGAACACATTTCTCATTTCTTACCAGACAGCCCACCACAAATTAATCCACAGTGGAGAAGTGCGGAGGAAGGAGATTGGGTAAAATCCGATGATGGTAGGATTGTTCAGCTTTTGAAAGTTAAGAGTATGATTACTCATCCTAACGACAGAAAAAATTATAAGTATGCAAAAGGTTGGGTGCGCACAGTAGTTGGTACTTTTCTAAATCGTGAAAATACGTTTATGGATACAGACTTTAGTAAGCATAAGAATAGGTATACTTTTTCTGGTAAGAGAAAGAATATTTCAAAACGAATTAAAGACAGGAAAACACTAACTAGGAAAGAGCGATTATTCGCAACTAGTGTTGCAACTGGAAAAGAGGTAACGGATGCATATAAGCAAGTATTTGGTCATACAACTGATAACAGAGCAAAAGCTAAGGCTGTTGTTCTTTTAAAGCAGGAGAGAGTGATGAAAGAGATTGAGCGTGGTGTAATGGATATAGCTAAGAAGCTAGGAATAGACCATGAGTATGTTTTGAATAATTTAAAATGCCTTGCGGAAAATTCAGTTGATGAAAATATTCAGCTACAAGCAACAAAAGAGATGGGTAAAGCGATAGGTACGCTTGGAAAACCACTAACTCCGAAACAGGAAGTTGGAGTATATGGAATGTTGCAGGAGTTTTCTACAGGCCAACTAGATTCTGTGAAACGGCCAGAATTGAAGGAAGTAAATGATTTGTCCAAGATGTAGTTCTTATCATGTAACGAAAGACGGGAAACAGTATAGTAGAGATTCAATCTCTCAAGTTTTTTCTTGTAAGCAGTGTAATAAACATTTCCAAGTTCCCTTAGAAAATAGTGGGTCTTCTTCTGAAATAATAGAATCAGGGAAGGTATTTAAGTATGAGTCTGATGAGGTTCTCAGGGTACATGGTTTGACTGATATTCATGTAGGAGCTAATGAATTTGATTTTAAGAAGTTTTCAGAAGCTATAAAGCGAATATACGAAGATGACAATGCTGTATGGTTTGGAAACGGGGATTTGTTAGAATGTATACCACCTCACTACAAGATTAGTCAGAGAGGACAATATATTCCCCCAGACCAGCAACATGAAGTCTTTATGGATATGATAAGACCTATTATTGACAAGTGTTTATTTGTGAGAGGGGGAAATCATGATTATTTGAGAAGTCTCTCCTTATTGGATTATGATGTATCAAGAATGATTGGAAAAGACATGGGAGTCCCATATTACAAGATGCCTGGCTATGCGGTACTTACTGTTAAGGGCCAGGATTGGATTCTAGCCTCTGGACACGGAAAGAGCGGAGCAAAAAACGGAGATTTGGAGCTGGACAAGATGGCTGCGGTTTACTCTGAAGCAGACGTGTTTTTCTTGGGGCATAATCATCAGTTATATGCAAAGCCTTTAGATTCCATGCGTATAGATGGAGATGAGGAAGCTTTGCACAGAAGGTGGTATATTAGGGGAGGTAGTTTTTTGAGATATGCAGAGTATGCAAGGTATTCCATATATCCAATCGTGCGAACAGGATGGGTCACTATGGAATTTGATAAGGATGGCATTGGTTGTTGGACCAACTAAAGAAAATTGATGAGGACGAATATGATCCATCAGGATTTAATCTTGGTGAGTCTATATCTGAATTAAAGAGAATTGCGGACAAAATAAGTGTAGTGGGAATCATACAGGGTAATAGTGAAGATGTAGTAATGTATATGAGGATTAAATCTATTATAGAGCATATGGAAATACCAGAGCTAGTAGGGCATGAAGAGAAAGAAAACTATTTCAAAGCATGACCTTATTAGAACTCTTAAGGCACATCGCCTTAAACTTGACCAGTTGTATCAGTTGTTGTATATACAGCAGAATGAGCTAGTACAGTATGTTGATTTTAAAGGGGAAACCGAAGACTTTGAAAAATGGTTAAAAGAGAAATATGAACGTCAACAGTCAGAACGTAGCGAAGGCGGAGGAAATTCTTCAGACAGCGAAGAATGACCTTATAGCCTTTGGTAAATTATTTCTCCCTGATGATTTTATGCGGAGTGAAACTCCAGCATTTCATTATGAAATTGCTGATGCGATAGATGACTTACAAGTAAAGCAATTAGCTATTATTGTTCCCCGTGGTCACGGGAAAACTATTCTTACAAAAGCATCCATTATTAAAGATTTCTGTTTTCAGACAGGGAATGACCTTTTGTTTTATGGGTGGATCAGTGCCACACAAAAACTTAGTGTAGGAAATATGGATTATGTTAAATATCATCTAGAGTACAATGATAAATTGAAATATTACTTTGGAACTTTAAGGGGCCCAAAATGGACGGAAGAAGATATAGAGTTATCTAATAGATGTAAGCTTATTTCCAAGAGCAATGTTTCTGGTATTAGAGGTGGAGCAAAACTTCACAAGAGATATGACTTAGTTATCCTAGACGACTTTGAACATGAAGCAAACACAATAACTCATGATGCGAGGGCTAAAAATGCAAATCTTGTTACAGCTGTTGTATATCCTGCTTTGGAGCCTCATACTGGTAGGCTCCGTGTTAACGGGACTCCTGTACATTACGACAGCTTCATTAATAATCTTCTCGGACAATATCAAAAAGCAGCTAAAGAAAGAGAAAAATTCTCTTGGAGAGTCATTACGCACAAAGCTCTTGACAAAGATGGAAACACTTTATGGCCAAGCTTCTTCGGTAAGAAAAAGCTAGAAGAAAAGAAAAAGTTCTATAGAGACTCTGGTCAGTCTTCCAAGTTTTACCAAGAGTACATGATGGAGGTTATGAGTGAAGAAGATGCGATGTGGAAAAGGTCAGATGTTCGGTATTGGCAAGGCTATTACTACCACGAGGATGGGATTAACTATATCGTACAAGACAAAGAAAAGAAGCCTATCAATACATTTATCGGGTGTGACCCTGCTACTGATATTGATACTAAGGAATCTGATTTTAGTGTCATTATGGTTGTGGGTATTTGTCCAGATAATAACCTCTACGTCTTTGAATATGAAAGACACAGAAGTATACCAACAGTGGGTTCAAAATCATTCACTGGGGATTTCATAAATAAGAAGGGTGTTGTGGATTATATAATTAGTCTTTATGATAAGTATCATTGTACTAGTGCAACAGTTGAAGATGTAGCTATGAATAGGAGCATATTCCAATCTTTGAATGACGAGAGAAGAAGACTAAATAGATTTGACTTAGCAGTAATTTCTGAAAAACCAGGGGGTGCACAGAAAAGAAATCGTATATATAGTGGTCTATCGGGAAGATTCAGCATGGGCACTGTACATTTAAGGGACAATCACTTTGATTTGGTACGGGAAGTACTTACATTCGGACCAAGAATGGCGCATGATGACACCATAGAAGCTCTTTATTATGCCAATGTTCACGCATTTGCTCCCAATATGAAGAGAAACGAGAAAGAAAAGACATGGGTGAAGCCTGTTCGTAAGGCAAAGCCCTGGATTGTAGCATAAATGCCAGAAACTGGAGTTCCAAAGAATTTGCATAGGTCATTAGACTTATTGGGTCTAGCACCTGGTGGT